AATAGCGTTATTAATACCTGAAGAACCATCGGTATAGATACAGTTGTTAGCATATACATAATCGCCAAATTTAAGATTGTGATCAATTACCGTTACTTGTGCAAAGAGAGGCGGAGTAATAGTCATATTAGTTATTTGTAATGCTGGAGCGTTAGTAACTAAATCTTTAGAACTATCTAGTATAAAGACAAAGCCTTCTTGATTGCCTGCGACTATCTTCCTGTTCTTAGGGTTATCTTCTATATTTTCTTCACCCCATGGATCAAGCCATTGAGACCACGTGAATGGAGCTTTAAGATCAGCCCATGTAGTGGTTACAAAGCCTTCTTGAATATAACCAAAGCAGGTAATTGAATCATCAAAGAACGCCCATGTACGAGCAACATAATTAAATATTAAGAGCTGATCAGGATAAACATTTCCCCTATCTCTTGAAGGAAAAGTCCAATACACATGTTCATTAAAGTAATCACGAATACCAAATACTCTCTTAACACCATCATCTTCGTTGTGAATGGCAAAGACTTCATTAGGTATTAGATCGTCGATACGTTTTACGCCCATTCCATCACAAGCGTGAACACCTACGTTGCCTACACCAAGAACTACTTGGTCAAAAGGAACTTGAGAAAATGTAGATTCTGCTCCGAGCTCGGTATTAAGTTGTTGCCACAAGAACGGTTGTACTTCATTGTTTGTATAGACTAATTCCCATGTAGATCGCTCACAGTAAACGATAAGCCTGTCTCTAAGATGTTGAGCTGTGATAATTGCTTCCTGCGTAGGAAGATCAAGAAACTGACCTTTTCCGGTAATATCATCACGCCATGCATCTGCTTCCGTAGGGTCACCATCTTGGCACCAGCGTATACGGAATTTAAAACGTTTAGGTGCTTGAAGAGCGCCAGCTAATCTCTCTCTTTCTTCAATATTCATTAATATAAGACGGCCTTTAAAGGCAATAACAATTAAAGCTGTCTCAATTGTACCTTCTGTATTGCCAGGAGTAGTCACATAAAAGAAAGGGTGTAAATCTGAGAAATCAGCAGCAAGATCCGTTTTATATCTCACAAAATCTTTGTTGTTGGTTACATAAAGAGTATCGTCGGTAACATCGGCAGCTCTATAGGTCTCACCCCAAAAGAAATTGGAATTGCCACCAGTCCAAGATTTAGTTCCTAGACGTTCCCAGCCAGTAAGAAAGAACCGATAAGCAAATCTCGTGTCAAATGCGTAAGTCTGTTCGTTGTTTATAGAGGTGATCTCATTAACAATAAGACCCATAACTGGCAAAGAAGGATAGAAGTAGACATCAGCAGCGAGTCTACTTCCTGCAAGAGTAACTGTACCAGTTCCTGTATCAAACGTACCCGTTGCTCCGGCTATACTAGAAAGTAAATTGAATGGCCCTACGTTGGTTACTACCGTAAAGATATCGGTGCCTGCTGCACTGGTAGCAGAGAACATTTGTCCTAAGGCACCTGTTGCTCCTGGTACTACCGTTGGTGGTAAAGCACCAGCACCATCAGTTGTACCTATATTAATTCTTAAACGAGAAGCTAATTGTTCATAACCAGCTTCTGGTCTAGTTGCAGGAATCATGAGACGGCTACCGAAACGTTTTCTTACTCGGCCACGAAAAAGATACGCATTTTTAAGATTTGAATATGCATCATCAGAAATCACAAATGGTTTAACATTTCTCTGCAACCCTGAATTTAGGGGTCCGACGAAAAAACGATCATATGCCATGTTAGATTCCTATAGCTAACCAAGTAAATGTGGTACTAGCTGCTCCAGTTGTAGTTCTATGAGAACCATAAATCCTTAATTGAACTGGGTTTGAAAAATCAGTTATTCTTATCGCAACGTCTACATCATTTGCAGGATTTATATTCCTCCAAACAGAAACTTGCGCTGTAAAAACGGTAGAAAATACTGGAATAGTAGCACCAACTGGATATGCAAAGATATTGTCTCCTGATAAACCAACAGATTGTTTTCCCCATTTTAATATAAGACCACCAGGCAACAATGCCCAACCATTTTCATTTCCTAAAAATTGAGTTGTCATATCAATTGCAGCAACTGAATTTTGTGGCCTCAAGAATAAATGTGGAACACCAGTGACATTCTTTGTATAAAGTGCCATCTCACCAGCGGCAGTTGCAGGATCAACTCCTTGTACAGGTAGTGTTACGAACTTATGCTTACCAGTACCGCCAACGATATTGTCATGATTAAGATTTAAATAGGTTTGTAATGTTTGAAAGTTCGCGAGTAATTGTCCTTGTGAAGTTGCTGGAACATCTGATGCTTGGGGTATATTGGGATTGAACGGCATAATTTATCTCCTTTAATTTCTATAACCAGTTATTCCACCAATAATTACTATTACCGCCTTGATCACTATTAAATATCGACGCAGTTCGCTGATCTTTCTGTTGCATGAGTGTTCGTCTTAGACACAGTGCTTCTTGCTCCTTAAAAGGCGCCATAAGCGATGCTACTGATTCCCAATCGAATCTATCTTCATATATCTTCTTAGATGCACCAAAGGCTATGTATTGCGCCCATTCAAGAAGATCAGGAATATCACCAGATGCTAGGAGTTGAGTAGGTCTTATGAAGCAATTAAGAGTTATTTTATGAGCGCCATTAGGCACAGGACGAAGTACAAACTCGGTATTATAAAAGAGCACGGTGTCCGGAATAGCTGCTTGATATGCATAATATGATGATTGCACATAAGTACTAGCAGCAGGAATATCATTAAAAGTTACGCTATAAGCACTTGTTGTGTAGTTAATGAGTCCTGCACCATCGCCAACAAGTGTACCAAGACCGGTAATAGGATCTGAAACTCCTGTATCGTGCACTACAAAACCAGTGCCGATTGCATTAACCATTGAAAGATTTATAGTCCCACGCAATACAGGAGAATTTGTTAAAGTACCTAGATAAGAGGCGGTACCATTTGATACTTGTTCATTACGTAATGGCGTGACCATGGGATATGATCTAAAGAAATTATCACGAGATTGCGTATAAAAGGCTTTATTGCCATCAATATAAGCAGGCATACCTACAGAAATATATCTATTCTTAAAATCATAAAGAGGATTAAGTGGATCAGTTGTATTAGTAGGATAAGTATCTATTTCAGGAGTTGTATAAAATGAAAAACTTGATTGAAGATAATCGAGTTTAATATTCGCAGGAAAATCATACAGCACAAAGGTATTAATATACTCATCTATCTGAGCATCGGTAATTTGTGATGGCGATACACTTCTTGTTAATCTTCGTATCTTAGTGCGTATCTGTCCCAGTGTTGTTAATGCTGTCATGACCAATCCTTTATATAAGTATTATTGCTTCTAATTGTGCTTGAGTTAAATAGGTAGTAAAAATAATCTCTTGCACCTGGTTCTTTTCTTGAAGAGGCGAACTATAATTTTCAATGTAATCATCATACACAATGGATAAAGCTTGTGCTGGAGTTATTGCAGCGCTTACTCGTTCAAAAAAGTCTTGTAAGTCATTCTCTAAAACAATTCTTTCAAGAAAACGAACGGTAATGGTATTGAGTGTTAATCCAAGATAGGGTTCTCCATAAATATCATAGACATACGCACCAAGAGTATTCATGTTCATCCTTTCTTTTATTAATAACTATCTAAGAGTCTATATCACTACAAAAAGCAGTGAGAATAAAAAAACCACCAAGAAAGCAAGGAGCTAAGACTTGGTGGTTTTAGGGACATCTAGGGGGCTAGATATTTTCTGCAGTATATACCGATGAAACTGGTTCTGCATCACCAATATCTTCTATAGGCAAGAATTCTAATGACTCAAAACCATAGCGTGATACCATACGTCCAACTTTTATTATATTTTGCTTACCATCAGGAGCAAGAGCATGTTCATGTTCTGGATATTTTCCCGAGGTATTGAGATGTTTTGCAACTCCTAAAGGAAGTGTATAAATTTCTCCATCTTTAAGTTGATAGAAAGCAACTGGATCACCTTTATATATTTTAAGATTGAATTCTAAAATACCATTAGGTACTTCATAAAAATGGAAGATGCCTTTTACTAATTCTCTATCTTTATCTCGTTGATAAGTAGGATTTTTAATCTTCTTCTCTGTATTTTTAGATACCATTGCATTTTCGGCCATTATAATTCCTTTGAGTTTTTAAAAGGGGTGCCATGTGCTGAACACCCCTTCAAATATTAATTACGCATTAATAATGCTACTGATTATCAACACTGAATGATTTACCAGCTACCCAGTAAATGACGTTAGTGTTAACACCAGCAGGACTATCAACACCAGCGGCAAGAGTTACCCCAAGAACGCCTGTGTTAATCGTTGCATCATCAAGCAATGATTCATAAGGAACCACTGCTGCTTCACCAATAGGTGTTACCATTGCAGGGCTGAACGGAGCAGCTGCAGTCAATGGGAATGCAAATGCTGCGAATCCAGTTGAATCAACATTGATGGTGAAAGTAGATGCAGTTACCGCAAGAACTGTTACTTGGCGATTATTCATCTCTTGCATACCGTAAGCAGCAGGAACCGTCATACGCAACGATTGGCCAACGGTATAACCATGGTCAACTGTTGTTGTTACGACTGCCTGAGCAGCTTGCGTTATTACGCAAATGAAACGATGTCTAGGATACCAATAAGAAGGATAAGTAACTTTACGATAAACAGCAGCTGCACCAGGAGCTGGAGCAGCAACAATTGCTGGCATATTGGCAAGCGTAAAACTGACGTTATTAATTACGTTACCAATGGTGAAATCAATAACACCTTCGAGTTGTCTACCACCAACAATGCTCGATAAGAGAACTGTATCACCAGCAACGAGACCAGCTGTATTACCCGTTTGTACTACTGGAGGGCCACCAGCAAGAACTCCAGCAACTGTTTGTGGAGCAAGAAGTTGAGTAATAGTAGTATCAGTTAATGTAATACCACCAGTTGCAATAACTGATTTAACAGAAGCACCTGTAACAGCAGTCTTTGATTCTTCAATCGCAGTGCCATTAGCCATGCCACGTTGCCAATAGAACGAAATACCTGTGCCAGCACCTGCTGCAGCTGTTGTGGTAAGGTTATAAACCTTAATCCAATCAACATCTGAACGTATAGCGAGAAGTTTTGAAACACCAGTAGAAGTAAATCTACCTTGTTGCAAAATCGTTGTGTCCATAATAATTCCTTACAAAGTTAAATTTAGGCCAATGTTACGCGCAAGTTGGCGATCCAAAGATCGTTGAGAATACGAGATACGGTACGCATCTTCCAACCAAGCGAACAGGTAAGAGCAAGTGGTCCAGAAAGATAAGGTGGCAGATAGATAAACTGTGCTGAATAACCATCTTGACGAACCATTGCGTAAGCTTCTTGACCACAAATAGGAATGTTGTAAAGGTCTACACCAATACCAGCACCATTTGTAGCTTTGCTACCTACTGAAGATACTAAGAAACGGGCGTTACCAATTGAGCCCCATTCTGAATACTTAGAATCGTTCTTGCCTGATGGATATTGGTTCTTATGAATGAAACCTTGTACTTGGTCAAAGCCACGTGAACCGGTAAGATCCGTATGAGCAAAACCGATGAAAGCTTGACGTACAGGAGCTGTACCAAATTTCAAAGATCCGTCGATAGAATCAGTAATTTGGATAGCGTTGTTACCCATCAAAGTCTTAACAACTTCATCAACATCGGTACGGGTTATTTCCGTAGGAATTTGACCGTTTACACCAGCAGTTGCGTTAATACGAGTTGCAGTTGCAACAAGTTGGTCACGAACCAATTGGTCTTCGGTTTTACGAAGAGAATCACCAAGACGACGAGCTGCGTTATTCAAACATTCTGTTACTTTTGTGACCTATTGCTAGGCGGGGAAACTTCTTCGAATCTCCCTCTCCACCTTATCGAGTGGAGTTCAGACTTTCGCATACCCTTCAAAATGAAGAGTCTCGCCCGTTAAGTCGTTCAGCCTGGACAAAATATTGTACTTGTTTAATACTGCATAGTAGTTTGTTTTAAACAGGAGTCGACTATGAGTAAAGAAAGAACACGTCAATATTACTGGAGATCTAAAGATTATGTTCCCACAGTTTATAAAGAAATTGATCTGGCTTATTTTGCGGGAATTATTGATGGAGAAGGTTGCTTTTGTATGTATAAATGTCCCCAAGGTTATATTCGGGGATGTCTTAAGATAGACAATACAGATAAAAAGTTGATCGATTGGATTGAAGATACCTTTACAGGCTATTCTTCTTCTCTCACGCGGGCAACATCCAGTAAAAAGTACACACGAGATATTTTTTCGTGGGTTTCTACTGGCGACCATCTTCTTGATATCAGTGAACAAGTTTTGCCGTATCTTGTCATTAAAAAAGCTCATTGCGAGAACATGATTAAATTTAGACAAAGCTGCTCTACGAGAACTGGTAATAAACCAATTGCAGAAAACATCTTGGCTATTCGCCAGGCATGTCTTGAAGCTAGTCGTAAACTTAATTCTCGTTACCATCTACATCCTTTAAAAGGTAATCTTTAGTTCCTGTCCTTGGCCCTTGTCACCGGCTCTTACGCTTCGGCTTCCAAGTCAATTAGGGCAAGTTTTATTCCCGCTTTAAGCGTTAACGGGATCAGCGTTCGTTAATGTGACTGACTCGACGATTCCGATCCATGTACC